TTCTATGTACGAGTCAATCATGGTTATGATTTGACTATTGAAGAAAAGATTGAAAGAGTTATTGAAGAGATTTGTTTTGTAAGTAAGATTAGAAAAGCTGTGTTGTTAGGACCATCTAGAAAATCAGAACATGTAAGTTGGAGACATCTAGGAGTATATATTTGCTGTATTAATAATTATGGTCCATTAAAAACAATAGGTAAGCAGTTTGGTGGTAGAGATCATTCTAGTATAATACATGGTAGAGATAAAACTCAAGATCTTATTGATTGCAATGACCATATATTAATACCTAAGTATCAACAAGTTAAGCACATCATTATTGACCAAACTAATTTAACACCAAAATGGCAAACGAACTTACCAAGAAAACATGGGTTTACGACTTAGAAGTATTAAATATTTTTACTGCGACATTCAGAGATGAAACTGAGAAAAGAGTATTTGTTATTACAGCTGATGAAGATGATAGGAATCAATTATTTGATTTCTTGAATCATGAAGTAGCTGGATTAATAGGATATAATTGTATCACGTATGACAGTCAAATATTAGAGTATTTGTATCGTAATCCTAAAGCAAGTCCTGCAGACATTAGAAGATATTCTGATGTAATAGTAGGAAACAATGACAGAAGACCTGATGTACCTGAATGGAAACTAAGAATTCCTCATTTAGATTTATTTAAAGCCCTGTCTCTCAGTGTTAAAGCTAAGAGAACTGGTTTGAAATGGTGTGAATTTGGAATGGATTTGGAAAACATTGAGGACATGCCTAGCCAAGGTGAAGGTGGTAATTGGAAAGAAATGGTTCTATCTTATAATGATAATGATGTTATTGCAACTCAAGAATTATATAAAAGATATTATCATGAAATCGAATTGCGTAAAGCTTTGACTAAAAGTGAAGGTGTTAATTTACTAAATTCTACTGAGCCTGATATGGCTAAGAAATTATTTTGTAGATATTTATCTGTTGCTATGGGTATACCAGAAAATGATTTACGTAGTATGCAAACTAGAAGAGATATAGTATATGTTAAAGATATTATATTTCCTTATGTTGAATTTAAGACTGATAAGTTTAAGCAAGTTATGAATGCTTTTGAAAAATTAGAATTAAGAGAAAACGAAGATTTTGCATTTACTATTAAATATCAAGGTATAGATATTGATTATGGTTTAGGTGGTCTGCATGCAGCACCAAAGAATATTATAATTGAATCTTCTGATACTCATGACATTAGAACTTTAGATGCTACAAGTTATTATCCACATTTATGCTTTCAAAATGGATTACATCCAAACCATTTACCTAAAGATATATTTTTAAATTTATATAAAGGTTTTTATCTTAAAAGAAAGGTGATACCTAAAAATGATCCTAAAAATTATATCTTAAAGATTTTGTTAAATGCCTCATATGGTCTGATGAATGATGAATATTCATTCTTAAGAGATAGAATGGTAGGTTTAGCAATATGTGTAAATGGTCAATTGTTATTATCTATGTTAGTAGAAAAGATGATTATGGAAATACCAGACAGTAAAGTTATTATGATTAATACTGATGGTGCAGAATTTCTCATACCTAAAGATAAAAAAGATAAGTATGATGAGATTTGTAAATGGTGGGAAGATTTAACTACTATTCCATTAGAACATGATACTTATAGTAAAATGGTTATTGAGAATGTTAATAATTATATAGCTGTACATCTTAATGGTAAAACTAAATGTAAAGGTAGATTTGAATATCAAAACATTCCATTACATAAAAATAAGTCTCATAGCATTATACCTAAAGCAATTTATGAGTATTTTGTAAATGATATACCTATTGAAACTACTATTAAAAATCATAGAAACATATTTGATTTTTGTGCAGGTGTAAAAAGTTCATCATCAGACAAGAAAGGTAAATCTAGATATGAATTGCATTCTGTTATTAAAGGAGAAGTAATCATTCAAAAATTATCCAAAACAGTTAGGTATTTTATATCTAATAAAGGTGGTTATCTTATTAAAAGATTTGAAGATAAAACATTTGCACAAGTAGAAGCACCTATATTTAATGGTAGGTATATTGTAAAAGAATGGAAAGTAACATATTTTAATAAATCATATAAACTAAATGATTTTGCTGAATATAACATAGACTATTCTTATTATATATCTAAAGCTAGAGAAATAATAGGTGCATTAGAACAAAAAGATCAATTAAAATTATTATGATAGAACAAAACAGTCCAAGAACATTATGGCAAAAATCAGTAATTGATAAGTGGATAGCTCAAGGAGCTAGAGGCTATACTGAAATTGCAACAGGTTGTGGTAAAAGTTATATCGGTGTATTAGCTATTAAATTGTGTAATGAACGTCATCCTGATAAAAAAATTAATATTGTTGTACCATCATTGGTATTACAAGATGCTTGGACTGATCCTAAGAAAGGTCATATTAAAAGTCATAATTTAAAGAATGTAGATGTGTTTGTAATAAACAGCTATGTTAAAGAAGATCATGAATGTGCATTATTAATTATTGATGAAGTTCAACATGCAACTGGTAGCAAATCCAAAACTTTTAACAAAACTATTGAAAAAACTAAATTCAATTGGTTATTGTGTTTAACTGCTACATTGGAACTAGACCATAAAACATTTTTATCTAGATATGGGGTAACCTGTATTGAAAAATTCACAGCTCAACAAGGTGTGGATGCAGGTTGGTTAAGTCCTTATAAAATATTATGTGTTCCTATAGAGTTAAATGATGAAGACAAAGTTAAATATGATAAAATGCATGCAGAGTTTAATAAACATTTTGCAGCATTTGAATTTAGTTTTGATTTAGCTATGCAATGTGTTACTAATTATGATGCTAGAAATAAATTAGCTGAAAAATTAGGATGGGATATTGCTAGAATTAATGCTGCAGTATTTAATTGGAATAGAAATATGAGACTAAGAAAACAATTCTTATATCATGTAGATGCTAAGATTGATGCAGCTATAGAAATAGCTCAAAATGTAAAGATGCAAACTATTTTGTTTGGTCAAAGTATAGCTGGTGCTGATAAAATTAATGATGCTTTAGGTGACATATGTGTAGAATATCATTCTGACATGACAAAAACCCAAGCTAAAGTTAACTTAAAAAAGCTCAGAGATAATAGGACTAAGATTAGATGCATATCCTCTGCTAAAGGATTAGAAGAAGGTTTTGATTTGCCTAATTTACAATTAGGTATAACATGGAGTCGAACTTCTAAGAATTTAGGTGCTGTTCAAAAGCTAGGTAGAATCCTCAGATACTATCCAGGTAAGACAGCTTATTTTATTGAATTATATGTTCCTGATACTCAAGATGAAAGATGGCTGACATCATCACTTAAAAATCAGAAGAATGTATATAGATTACAATCGATTGATCAAATTTATACAATTATTGAAAACGATAAACAAAAACAACCATGAAAGAAATCATTAAAAATTTAAACATTATCTTGACTGTTAACCCAAATTTTATTAACTTAGGGGAGGAAAATTTATACAGACTTTACATGCAAAAGCATGGTAATCTGGAATATATGGATTTTTTAGACGCATATGAAATGCTAATGTATGGAGTGATTTTAGACAATGGGAATTTAATAGATAAAAAATATGAAATGTTGTAACAATTGTGAAAACCCAGATTTCTGTAAAAAATATGGAATCTGTGAAGAAGAAGAACTTGAAAACGAGTTACGTACTCAAGAACCAGACGATCTGGACGATGACATGAGTTAACTTAATCCTCTGTGTAAATCTGCTTATTAATTAGTAGATTATATGAATATACTTTCAGACGTAACAGATTACACAGAGTTTTTGATTAAACACAAGTTAACTCCCAATCAGTTTTTATTGTTGTATTTACTTTATACCGAAAGGTTAGTAAAAAGTAAAACAGGTAGTGTAGGATATGCTATGGGTACATGTTTGTACAAATGGCAAGATAGAGGTTCAGGATGGAGTCAACATGAGATTGAAGATTTGGTAAAGAAAGACTATATGATAGCATTTAAGAAAACCTATGAGGTTAAAGAACAAAAGCTTTATGGTTATGCCGTAGATGATTTGATTCTAACAAACAAGTTTGCTGATATAATGTTTATTAATACCGATGAAGCTTTTGAAGAAATTGTTGAATTATATCCTGATACATTTACTATTCAAACACAAACTGTATTTACTAAGACTGGAGATTTAGATAAAATATCAGACAATTATAATAAACTCATTAAAGGAAGTTTATATGAACATGATATTATTAAACAAATTGTAAAGTATGCTAAAGAGAAAGGTATGTGTAATATGAAATTAGAAAAGTTTTTAAGTAAAGGTGTTGTAGATTCAATTAAAAAAATGATGGAGGAGAGCTATTCAAATGGCAGAGACATTTAACGAAATAGTTGCAAAACTAAGAAAAAACAAGAAACTAAAAGAAGATGGTAAAGTAACTAGTGTTATATTTCCGTTCCCTAGATTATCTAAAATATTTCCAGGGTGGGAGAAAGGAACACAAACTATTATTACTGCATCATCAGGCGTTGGTAAAACAAAATTAGCTAAGTTTTTGAGTGTCACATCTGTATATGAGTTTGCAAAACTTAAACCAGATATCACTGCTAAAATATTCTATTTTGCTCTTGAAGAATCTATTGAAAACTTTTGGTTAGGTATCGTTTCTACTTTACTTTATGAGAAATATTCCATATCTTTATCCCCCAATCAATTAAAATCTTTGGGGGAATTTCAACTGACTGATGAAGTGCTGACGCACGTAGAAGATTGCAGAGAAGTGATAGAAGATATGCAGAAATACATTGAAGTAGTAGACTACATTTTTAACCCTTACGGAATCTACAAGTATGTTCATGAATTTTTTATGCAACCAAGTATTGGTCATGAAGAATTTGATCCACAACATGCTGAAAAGGTGTCTAAGAAATATGTATACAATGACCCTAACTTATGGGTATTTGTTATTACTGATCACATTAGCTTATTAACTCCTGAGAAAGGAGAAAGTCTTCATGAAGCTATGGGTAAATTTAGTAAACAATTTTGTTTAAAAGGTTTTACCAAGAAATATAATTGTGTTACAATTAATATTCAGCAACAGGAAGCAGCTAAAGAAAAACAAGAATATTATCAAGGACAGTCTATTGAGGAAAAGCTTGAACCATCATTAGATGGTTTAGCTAACAACAAAGAAACTCAACGTGAATGTAACTTAGTAATAGGATTGTTTGCTCCAGAAAGATATAATATAGGTAGACACAGAGGTTATGAAATAAAAAGAATGGGTAATAGATATAGATCTATGAAAATCCTAAAAGACAGGGACAATGGTCTCATCAACTTTTACATACCACTATATTTTAATGGAGCTAGTAATTATTTTGAAGAATTACCATCAACAATAGATATTGATTACACTAAATACGAAAACAGATAATGGAAAAAACAACAATGACTGTGAGGGAAACACCTCGTACAGAAATGGAACAGCTGCAAATCTTAATTGATAGTAAAAGTTTGCCAGCTAACATCAAAACTATCGAACAAGCATTTACCATTGCTCAATTTGGTAAAGACTTAGGTTTAAAACCTATGCAAGCATTTCATCAAATCTACAGTATACAAGGTAGATTATCTTTATCAGCCAAAGCTCTTGGTGGATTATTATGGGCAAACGGAATAGGATACAAAACTATTCAAGATTTTGAAAAAGTAATCAAACAAGACAAAGATGGTAAGGATATTACAGACTTTGTAACTACTATTGAGTTTTATCGTAATGGTATAACTGATAGAGCATCATTTTCTTGGTCAGAAGCAGTTCGTGCTGGTTGGACAACCAAAGAAAATTGGACTAAAATGCCAAAACAAATGCTTTATGCTAGAACATTATCATTAGGTGCTAATAGAATTGCACCAGATAAGATTCAAGGTATGTACACTGTAGAAGAAGTTATGGATTTTGCACCTGATCCTAACGTGAAGATAAATGAAGAAGGTGAAATTACAATTTTAGAAAATTAAAAATTATGACAACAGAAAAAAGAACACCCATCGTGGTAACAAAAAGTGAATTCACTACAAAAGTAGCAGAAGGACTAACAAAATCTGAATTAGCAGGTTATTTCGGAATTAGTAAATTAGCTGCAACTAAATTTGCTAAAGAGTTAAATCTTAAAATTAAGATTACTCGTACAGGTTCAACTAAATACCAATTGGTAGATGATACAGAATCAGTAGAAATGTCTAACGAAGTGTTAGAAGCAGCAACATTTTAATCACAATTTAATTTTTAATAATAATGTACGGTTTTAATCAAGAAACAAAAGCAGAATCTTTAAGTGGAAAGCAATTTGATGCAGGTATCCACCATTCAGTAGAACTTGAATCAGTAGAGTTCAAATCTCCAAGAAACGATGGAGAAGGTAACCCAGTTCTATTGTTTAATTTTGTTGGTCCAAACAACGAAAAGTTTAGACATATTGAATGGGAAATTGGTGAACAAGCAACAGATCCAGAAAAATCTGCAAATGCTTTAGCTAAAAGGGTAAAACATATCCTAACTAAGTTTGTTCCTGAAGAACAATGTGTACTTCAAGGTAATACTTATGCTGAATTTTCTAATGGTGTGATTACTTTATTAGGTGATCATAACAAAGGTAAAAAAGTAGCTATCAAATTACTTTATAACAATAAAGGTAATTTAGTATTTACTAAATATGTAGGTTTTATTGCTAATGAAGCAAAAGATCTTAGAATTAGTAATACTGAAGCTCCTAATTTAGTAAAAGCTGTTGTTAACCCAACAGGAGCGTTAGATTTAACTAACAACCTTCCTTTCTAATACACTTTCATATATGTATAAGCTCCCAAATAAACCAGAAAAGATAACATTTGATTGGCTATTCAATAGAATAAACCAAGAAGATGTTTATCTTTTCTATTTGGGATTTTGTGAGCTTGGAAGAAAGTTTACAAACCCATTGCGTAATGATTCTAAAGCTGATTGTACTTTCTTTTGGTATAACAATGTATTATTCTTTAAAGATTTTGCTTCAAGAAAAACTTACAGTTGTGTAAGTATTATCATGGAAATAAAACATCTTACTTACTTTAGTGCACTAGATTTAGTGTATGACAAATTTCTGAACAATAAAGGTGACATGTTCACTATTAAGCCAAAAATTGAACATAAAGTTAAAGAGTATAAAAATATAGAAGTTAAAGTCCAAGCATTTACTCAAGATGATATAACTTATCTAAAGCAATTTGGTGTAACAAGTGAATTATGTAAGAAGTATAATGTATATAGTCTTAGTCATTATTGGATAAATAGTGATATGAAATATGTATATAATACTTATAATCCTTGTTTAGGTTATCATTTTAATGGTAGATGGAAAATATATCATTACAAATCAAAAGATTATAGGTTTGTAAGTAATACTTCTCATGCTGATCTGCAGGGTTATGACCAGCTAGATTGGATAGGAGATTTATTAATTATTACCAAATCTCTTAAAGATGTAATGGTATTTAGAAAGTATGGAATCAATGCAGTTGCTCCTCATTCAGAATGTTTAGCTGATTGGAAAGATAAGATTGAAAGTCTTCATAAAAGGTTTACAAAAGTAATATTAAATTTTGATAATGATGGGCCTGGTATTGCTGCAAGCAATGAGGTAATAAACAAATATCAAATGGAAACATTCTTTGTACCTGATGAGAAAGACATAAGTGATTATCATAAAAGATATGGAGCAGAAAAAACTAAACAATTACTAGAGCAGCTTAAATAGCTGCTTTTTTTATTTATAAATTATGGAAAACTTAATATTAGATATTAATAAACTTACTAAAAAATTGTTGATCAATGACATGTTTTATGGTTTGTTTCTATCTACAATAGCAAAGAAAGAACGTGATGACGTTCCTCTTGCTGCAGTTGGTTTAAATAAAAGCACTATGGAATTTACTTTGTTTATCAATCCTAAAACATGGTTTGAACATCCAGAGGAAGTTAGATATGGTGTACTTAAACATGAAGCTTGTCATCTTACAATGTTTCATTTATTGAATTGTGATATGTATTCTAATGCTAAAATGGATAATATAGCATGTGATCTTGAAGTAAATCAATATGTTCAAAAGAAACATTTACCTGAGTGGGGTATATTTCTAGATGAATTTCAAGAAAAATATCCTAAATTGAATTTACCACCTAATGCAGGTAGACATTATTATTACAAAGAACTCAGTAAACTTTCTGAAGAAGAAAAGAAAGAAATGGGTATTGATGATAAAGCAGAGCATCAATGGGAAATAAGTGATGGTGAAGGTAATGAAGTTGAAGGATTAAGTGAAGCAGAAAAAGCAGCAATTGAAGCTAATATGCAAGGTACTATAGAAGCTATAGCTACCGAAATGGCAAAGTCTCAAGGAGCTATTCCTAAAGAGATTTCAGACTTAATCAATGGATTTGTTAAACCTAAACCTGTATTCAATTACAAAAAGTATATCAGAAACTTTGTAGGTAATTCAGCTAAATATTTTATTAAATCAAGTAAAATTAAAGAAAATCAAAGATTTCCTGGTCAACCAGCATTAATGTTGAAACCTTTGAATAAGATGTTAATTTTAATTGATGAATCAGGATCAGTAAGTGAACCAGAGCTATATGATTTTTTGAATGAGATCTATCATTTACAAAAACAATCTGATATAGAAATCAGAGCTTTTGATACTTCTGTTAGTGATGTAGTAAAATACAAAGGTAAAAATGAATTTCCTAGAACTAGATGTGGTGGTACTAGCTTTACAGCTGCAGTAGATTATTATAATAAGACTAATTATAATTCTTGTATAATATTTACTGATGGTCAAGCAGAAACTCCACCACCATGTAATAAGAATTTGTTATGGGTTATATCATCAAATGGTACAGAAGAGTCAATACAAAATCATGGAAAATGGATCAAAATCCCAAATAGTTAATTTTATAGTGCAAAATGAAATTTGGGAACATTACGATGTGTATGTAGAATTTAAATATGCTATCAAATATGCATCATCACCATCTAGTAATGTTCAGCAAGTAAATCATGGCTCTATGATGATTAGTAGGGTATTAACTCCAAAAAAAGAATTCGATTTAATTATGGAACTAATGAGAAGTAGTAATTATGAAAACTATCTCATTGCAAAAGCAATTTTAAAAAACTTAGAAGATGGAAAAACAAATAGCATACAAACCAAGTGATGTTTATAACACACTTAAAAGCTTAATAGAAGCTAATGACAAAATTATGGCTAATGGAGGAACATCCGTTAGTGCAAGTATTATTGGTGAAAGAGGTATTGGTAAAACCACTATCGTAAGAGATTTAGCCAATGATTTAGGAAGAGGAATTTACAAATTGAATTTAGCTCAGTTAACTGAACCATCAGAATTGATTGGTTATTATGCTAAAGAATTCAAAGTTGTAAAAGGAGAAGATGTAAGATGGGTTACTGAGAATTTATTACCTAAAGCAATTGATGCAGGGTATAAATTTGTAAATGAAACTAAAACTGTACCATGTCCTCCAGACTGGGTAGCTTCTTTAAAACAAAACGACATATTGTTATTGGACGATTACTCTAGGAGTAATAGTTTATTTAGTCAAGCAATTATGGAGCTTAACAATTAAAATCGTATATTTGTACCATGTACGATTTAGTAAATAGAAAAGATAAATATCAACACATAAAAGAAAAATTAAATGTAATATATTGTATATCAATAAATAAACATTTATATATCGGCAGTAGTAAAAATTTTTGTGAAAGAATTAGACAGCATAGAAAAGAATTATTAAACAATAGGCATAAAAATAAATTTATGCAAAATTGTTTTAATAAACATAAAACTATGACTTTTAATATATTACAAGAATTTGATAATAATATTAGTAAAAAAGAAATTATAAATATAGAAAGTTTTTGGATTAAGTATTTAAAATCAAATTTAAATATAGAAGATCCATTATTTACAGGAGGTCATCATTTTTCTAAAAAAGTATATCAATATACTAAATTAGGGGAATTTGTTAAAGAATGGCCTTCAATAGATACAGCAGCTCAATATTTAAATATTTCAAGACATCCAATGTATTCATGTGCTAGTGGTAAAAATAAAAATCACAAAAGTTCTCATGGATTTATTTGGTCTTATAAAAAATTAATTAATATTAATTATAAAAATAATACTGGAGATAATTTAATTAAAACAAAAGTAGAATTACTTGAAAATGAAATCGTAATTAAAAATTTTGATTCGTTAAGTAATTGTGCTAGGTTTTTAAAAGAATATTCTAATTATTCTAAAGATTGGAAAAATCTTAGAACAAACTTATGTACAGCTAATAAAAAAGGTTGGAAGGTAT